CATTCCGGAATAGGTTGGGAGAAATTTACCGGGTATATACTAATGAGACTGGCTCTGGATCCTAAGCCTAAGGTCTTTATGATCTGGGGTAAACCAGCTAAGGAACAGGCTCAGAAGTATATCCATCCATACGATATTAAAGGAAGACACTATATTCTAACAGCTGTACACCCGGCTGTAGATGCTTATGGTGGCAGTCCTTATTCATTCACAGGGTGTAACCACTTCAGGAAAGCTAATGACTTCCTGGGGGAAAATAACAGAGGGAGGATCAAATGGATTTAAAGCGAACAGAACGAGGCTGGACTAGTCACTTTATCTGTGGTAGCCGCTGTATGTGGCACCGTAATACGCTTCTGGAATATGGAGATATAAAGATAGTGGTTTCTAGCCTGGGTAATATGATAGATTATCATGCTCCTGGGTTCCCTAACAAGATTACTGTTGATAGTATAGGGCATCAGCGATACTTTGAAACTATGGTATTCCATACAGATAGAAAAGAGTTTAATGATGCAAATGTAACCAAGCAGATATACGTTACTGCTAATTGTGGTATAGATAAGCCCTGGAAAGAACTGGAGGCTGAGGCTATGCATGAAGCAGTAGTAGCTGAGATCTGTGAAGGGCTATTAGCAGGTAATAAATTTCCAACAAGTAGGGAGGAGTATCCAGATGGAACTGAACAATAAAAATGACCTGAAGGCTATCATGGCCGAGTCAGCTATGCAGGCGCTCAATGAGCATGGAGAATTTGAGTCCTTCAGTGTATTTGAGGGAGTAGATAAGGCTACTGCTTACCGTATTTTCAGAGAGACCCGGGAGAATATCAAAACTTACCTGAATGAACAGCAGTTCAGAAATGGCAGGATAGAGATGACTGCCCTGGAGATTCTTAAAGTGGGTATGCGGAATGTCGATCTCCATACCACAGCTGAGGTGTTGCACTTTGTTTACGAGTGTGGCCGGGTTCACCAGGAGATGGAGATGAAGCTTAAAGTGATGAATGAATTTGAGGAAGCTCAGAGACAAGAAGCAGAGAAGCTAAAGGATGTTCTTCCAGAACTGGATGGAGAGTCTGTGCTGGCCATAGCCAAGGCATTGGATAAGCAGATCTTCGATCTCACTGAGATGGTCAAGCAACTCCCTATTCCACAGTTCTGGCCTCAACTGAAAGAGTGGACAGCAGATTATAATAACCGGCTGGAGGTAATCAGAGTATTAATTACTAAACTATATTAACATGATAGATTACGAAGAACCACAACAGTCACCAACAGGTATAGTTAGATGCACAGAATGCTATTTACTAATGGTGCCTGAGCATACCTGCGAATACTCTAAGAATGGGTACTGTGCTGTCTATCGCTTTCAAGCTGCCAAGGATGCTATTACTTATAATATGCACCCATCAATTCACACTAAAGCTAAGGAGGAGTCAACATGATCTATACAGTAGGTAATCTACCTGACTCCCACAGGTACGTAAGAACGACATTCCAGCATTTCCTGGACTGGGAGAAAGTACAGAGTGCCTGGCAGCTGGATTTGGAGACTAATATTACCAAGACCAGGCTGGGCAGGATCATTCGTACCATCCAGTTTGGTGAGGTTAGGACCAGCTTTAATGACCTGGGCATACGCTGGGTACTAGTCTGGGATGATCTTTCAGAACTGGAGAGAAAGCAGCTGGAGGTGATCCTAAGCAATCCAGGTAAGAAGAAATATATCCATAACGCTGACTTTGAGTACCAGACCCTACTAAACTATGGTATTGTACTGGAGAACGTAGTGGATACCATGCTGCAGGAACAGATCAAGTGGACCGGCTATTTCACCGGAGAAGAAGATGACAATGGCAACAGCTTTTTCAGCTTAGCCGGTTGTCTGTACCGGTATTGGCAGATCGTACTGGATAAGAGCTATCAGGCTGCATTCGTACCGGGTATTCCACTAACGGAAGGCCATGTGGTCTATGCAGCAGATGATGTGACTCACCTGGATATGCTCTCTGATGCCCAGCTTAGATTCCTGAAGCAGGAAGGTCTGCTAAATGTAGCAGCACTAGAGAATGAAGCTGTACTGGCATTCGGAGACATTAGCTGGAACGGGATGCGGCTCGATAAGGATAAGTGGATGAGTAATTACGAGCTGGCAGAACCGGAAGTGGCTAAGTATAAGAAGATCATGGACGAATGGCTTACCAAGGATAAGATACTCCATAAGTACGCCATCGAGAACGAGATCATCTGCACAGAAGATACGGTAACCTTTAACAGGAATGCTCCCAGGCAGCGGGAAGCTCTGGTTCAGAAGCTATTCCCGGATATTCCAGGGGCTACTAAGCCTATACTGCTGAAATACCTGAAAGATAACCGGGAACGCCTGACTGAGGAACAGCAGCAAATGCTGGAGGAAATGGCCGGTGGGGACTACATACGGGGGTATACTCACCTGGCCCATTTCCATAGAGACTGGCTACTGGAACAAGGCTTCCTGAGACCTAAGGGAAATATCGAGATCAACTGGAACTCTGTAGCCCAGGTATTGCCGATGTTTCAGAAGCTGGATAAGAAGCTAAAGGATCTCTCTGAGAAATCCAGGAATGCTTTTGAGCACCCGATAGTAGCAGACTTTGAGAAGTACAAATCTTCCCTAAAGTTGCTAAATGCCTATGGCTTGAAGTTCTTTGAGCATGTGGATATGGATGGAATGGTACGTACACGCTTCAACCAGGTTCTGAACACAGGCCGGGTAAGCTCCAGTCAGCCGAATATGCAGCAGATTCCTTTGCTGGATGAAGACGGACCGGATCCATATAGGTACCGGAATGCTTTCGTTCCTGCAGAACCTGGCTGGGTATTCGTAGATTCGGATTATAGTAGCCAGGAGCTGGTAACCATTGCTGAGATCTCTAAGGATCCTGTGTGGTTAGACGCATTGGCTAAGGGTAAGGATCTTCACTCCGTATGTGCTCACATGATGTATAAAGACCGCTGGGTAAAGGCAACTGAACCTGGCTGTAAGTACTTTGAAATAGTAGGGGGAGAGCCTAGGCAAAAGAAGTGTAAGTGTACTGGTCATAAGACTATGAGGTACGATACTAAAACTATCGACTTTGGTCTTGCATATGGTATGTCACAGTTCAAGCTGGCAGGGGAGCTTAAGATCACTGTTCAGGAAGCTGAGAAGTTAATAGTAGAGTACTTTACTACATTTCCTAAGATTGGACAATGTCTGGCTAACTTTGGCGGCTATGGTGTACAGACAGGGATGATCAAGACTCTAGCTCCGTTTAACCGGAAGAGATGGTTCCCTGAATGGGCTAAGGTAAAGGATCATATTCCCTATCATATTCAGCGGATCAAGTATAATTCAACTTTAGGGAGTATAGAAAGAGCTTCCAAAAATTTGCCTAGACGTATGGGCAGTTTAAATCGGGTGAACTCAGGGAAGGCTAAGGCTTGTAAGACAGCTATGCTAATCCTGAGCCAAGCCGCGTAGGACTTTGGTTACGCGGAAGGTGCAACGACTAGAGAGATGAGTTCCAACAATAATTCTCTCCAAGAGCGCCCGAACTTTGTAATAATATCATATCTTTATCCTATTATGGAAAAGATATTATGTAGAGAATGTAAACAGTCAAAAGAGTTAGACGAGTTTTATAGGAGAAAATCAGATGGTAAGCTTACTAATAAAATTTGTAAGAATTGCCGGAGAGAACAATCCAAGAATACTTACTATGAGAAAGGTGGTTTTGATGCTTTAAAGCGATGGAGAGAAGAAAATCCAGAGCTTTATAGACTACAGCATCAAACTAGTAATCGAAAAAGAAAAGAGAGAATGGCTATAGATCCTGAGTTTGCTAACTATGTTAGAGAACAGAAACGTCTAAATCATAAAAAGAACTTTATTAGTGGTATGGTTTCAAGAGCAAGACAGAGAGCAACTAGATTAGGACTTCAGTTCGAAGTAACAGTAGAAAATATTGTTATTCCTGAACTTTGCCCTATTTTGGAAGTACCTCTTGTTCTAGGGACTAAAGGAGATTACCAATTCTCCCCTTCTATTGATAGGTTAGACTCAAGTAAAGGATATACTCTTGATAATATTAGAGTTATTTCTTCGCTAGCTAATACAATGAAGAACTGTGCTACTAAAGATCAGTTACTTACATTCTCCAGGAATATTCCTGTTTATATACAAAGTGTGATATAGTCTGATCTTACGGGAAAACCGTAAGAATCTGAGGATAAAGAGCCTCAGAGATAACAAATTGATACAAGGATCGTGCGCGGATATGATGAAGTATGCTCTGGTTCTGGTTAGACGGTATATCAATGACAATGGCCTAAGACACAAGGTAAAGATGGTAATGCAGGTGCATGATCAGCTGACCACTGAATGCGTAGAAGACTTTGCAGACGAATGGGCCAAGATCATGACAGGTCTTATGGAACGGGCAGGTAAGCTGATCATTACCTCAGGGATATTAAAGGCAGACACTAGTCAATCGCCGGTCTGGACGAAATAAAGAGAATGCCAAAGGGCAGGATTTGTGAGGGTGATACCTTTAACCGCTTAACTGGTGGAGAGTATAGCTCTCCCCTTTTAAGCATAAAGCAGAATCTTATGGACAAACTAACAGAACTATGTGAATTCCTGGCCTGGGTACAGGATAACTATGTCGAGGTAGCAGATGATGAATTTGTAACTTCTGGAGATTTTCAGCATGAGAAGGTATTTACCCGGGAAGAAGTAGTAATCCAGTATTTAAAAGAGAGAGGAATCAAAGTATGACAGAACTCAAGCCTTATTATGTAGTTTTATACCCTACAGCTAACTACTTTAGACATTTTCTAGTATTTGCTACAGGCCCACATGAAGCTGTACATAAAGTAAACTATCAAGCCAGGCGAGCTCTTCCTATAGTTCTGGAACAATATCCTAATGATGCTTATGGAAAGGTTGAGAGACTTAAAGATATTATACGTGCTTCAAGAAGATATCTAAGGAATCATACTGAAAGATTTGCTACTGGTAAAAATCCTAAGTGGTGTAAAGTTAATGAAATCCCAACTTCTATTGTCCATGAAGGACAGATACATTTTGGAGTTCATACAGAATCTTTGCTATTAAACTTATTACCTGACCTCATTCACCCGTTAATTGGGAACGAATAACGGAGAGGTTAAGGGATGCATAGAATAGCCTGGGCGAGTGGCTGATAGCCCAAGCCCAGGAAAAACTATGCTAAAGTGGTGGGCCGGGAGCTCTTGGATACCAGAACATGTTATACAGAAACAGTAATATTGCTATTACTATAATGACATGGATCAGGTCTCCACCTACGTGGAATGCAAACCCGCCCAGAAGCCATCCAATTACCAGGATGACTATAATTAACCAAATTAGAGATCTCATAGCTTACAAACTACTGAGATTCAATATTGTTTTATAACTTTAAAGGCACTGGCCTGATAACCAGTAGGCACTTAGTCGATTTTGTGCCGTACTCCGGGCTAGGTCCCGGATATGAAGTAGTCGTCTAATTGGCAGGACGGTCGGAGTGCACTTGAACAGTAACCGATTATGCCGGGTTCGATCCCCGGCCTTCTTCCAATGGGAAATGTCTCCCAGGTTTAAAATGCGCGAAATGTCACAGAAGGCAAACGAGGTAGAAAACCCAAGACAGGAAGTAGCACAGATGCTACTCCTATTAATCAACCAGATACTGGATGGAGTATTTCCAGGATCAATTACCACAGTAGTAGATGGATCTGCCAAGATCCATGTAGATTCCATAAATCATGACCAGTTTATGGTTGTAGCAAGAGCAGCCAGGGAAAACCCGGATCTCCGTATCGCTATGAAACGGTCAGGTACCGGGATCACTATTGTATTTACTAAAGACAAGTAATTTACTGGTGGTTACACACCTGTATAGATACAGAGGAGAGTTAAGTGATACCGGTAACAGGACACGCCTCGATGACTGTCTATGCCGTGCGGTCCTGCAGGCATCGTTAACTTAACTGTAGGAAAATACTAAAGAAGAAAGTGGTTCGACTCCACGGGAGTAGGCTTAGCTGCGTTCGAAGAAGCAAAAGGGTATAGGGGTACTATATCTGCCCAGTACGGTGGGAAATTCTACTTCAGGGGTACATGCAGTAAAATGCTGTACCCTTTTTAATCTTATTAATAATTCCAAAACTTAATACAGAATGAGATGAATAAATGCCCAAAATGTGGTAAGGAGGAACTCCGAGACCAATTCGCATGTACAGAGGAGTCATGCCCTCTTGATCCGGGCGGCAGTGAAACCACACCGGTTGAAGCTTATCCTGGACCTGATGACATGCTTCCAGAACCAGAGGAGAATGCCCCGGAGGATCTCTTCGCAGAACCGGTTAAGCTACCAAAGCAGATTAGGCTTTCCAGTGGGAAGATGATCACATTGAACTCTCAGCAGGAGGAGGCACTGGAGCTTATCTATCAGTGGCAGGATGACCGGACAGACCTGTTCTTCGTTCTCTCTGGTTATGCTGGAACAGGAAAAACCACAATTGTAAAGGAAGCACTCAGGAGATGGGCTAACCGCTCTCCCTATGGTTCTAGCTCTACAGGAGTGACAGCACCTACCCATAAGGCCAAGAAGGTAATTGCTGATGCTACCGGATTGCAGGCTGCTACTATTCAGAGCTTACTGGGATTGCAGCCTAATGTAGATCTGGCTGATTTCAATATTAATAAGCCAGAGTTTGCTATGAAGAAGAAGCCACAGATCGAGTACTTTAAAATGATCGTACTGGATGAGGGCTCTATGCTGAATAAGGATCTGTGGAAGATGCTGAAAGAGCAGGCTAATAGGTATAATGTAAAGCTGATTGTCATGCTGGACGAAGCTCAGCTCCCACCTGTAAAGGAAGATCTTTCTGCAGTTCTGGTAGATGAGGACATCCGGTATAAGTATCAGCTGACCAAAGTGGAACGACAGGCTGGGGATAATCCCCTAATGGGCCTGTATGACCTGATCAGAAGTGATGTTACTTCCAGGACGGATAAGTATCATAAGGAGACTAACCTGATCCCTTCTGCTCATGCAATAGCTGACATATTAAGCCTGCCTCATGTAGGCTATATCTTTACTCCTGACCTGATGCAATTTGGTAGAGCTGTAGTAGATGCTTTCCGTTCAGAACAGTTCCGGCTGGATAAGAACTACTGTAAGGTACTTTGCTGGACTAACCAGCGGGTACAGTTCTGGAATGCCTCGGTAAGGAAGACCTTGCTCTCCGATTTGGCTAAGAAGAACATTCCTGCCGAGCAGATGCTGCATGCCCAGACAATTATGCCAGATGAGCTCCTGATGGGCTATAAGAGCTATATTGATGGGATTGAGAACTCAGGTGAGTACGAGGTAATTGAGCTTCAATACTCTTCTAAGGTTCTGACCCATACCTCTACCAGTAAGGATGGCCAGAAGAAAACCACTATCGAGCGGGAGGTACGAGGCTATCGTGTAGCTCTGCAGGATGTAGACCAGGGAACTATCCTGAATGCTTTCATCCTGGATCCGGATAGTGAGGAAGAAAAGAAGTTCACTACGATCTTCAATAGTTATCTGTTTGCAGCTAAAGCCCATAAAGCATGGCCGGCTTACTTCAACTTCAAGGCAGAGACCTTACTGATGCGAGCTATCCGGGATAATACCGGTAGCCTGATATGTGATAAAGATCTGGATTATGCCTATGCATTGTCTGTCCATAAGTCTCAGGGCAGTACCTATGACCAGATCTTCGTGGATGAGGCCAATATTAACCTTAACAAGATTCACACCGAGAGAAATAAACTAAAATACGTAGCTTTCTCCCGGCCAAGGTATCTTGCTACAATATTGACAGGAGCATGAGAAGGGTAACACTTAAAGAGCTTGAGCAGGCTAGGAAGATCCTGGCGGCCAAGCGATACGCCTGTGGAGATGGTCTTTTACAGGATGCCCTGGAGATTGGAGAAGCTCTGATTAAATTAGCTATCCATGACATGGGAAGACGAGAATTAAATTACATACTATTGGAGGAACCAGAATGAGAATAGTAATTTTCACACTTAAAGAAACCGGTAATACCTTCGTATGTGATGTAGATACCTCTAGTGCCTTTCCTCTAATAAGGATGGGAGCTGACGGATTTACAACACCGAAATTAGGTGTAACTAACCATTCTGCTGAGCTAGGGAAACTTAGAAGTATGTTTCCAGAATTAAAACCTGGAATGGTAGTAAGATTAGAAGATAAGATACGAGAAAGGACTAATGTAGTTTATATACAGGCTGTATTTAGTACTCCTAACCCTCTAGCCCCTCAACTTACATTAGAAGATTTATTTGGAAAGGAAGAATTAGAATGACTAAAGTAGATCAGAATAAAGCAATGGTACAGGAGGCTGCGCTGAAAGCCTGGAAGGATGGTGGAGAATGGGGGCTACTGGCTATGGCTACAGGTACCGGGAAGAGCAAGATTGCTATCGATGTAGTCACAGAACTCAGTGAGCCGATGTTTGCTGAGCCAAAGATCCTCCTGATTGTGCCTACTGAGAAGCTCCGGGACGATAACTGGCTGGATGAGTTCAATAAGTGGGGTGCCGGCAAATGGTACAAGAACCTGAGAAGAAGCTGCTACGTGAGCGTGACCCGTTATGAGTACCAGCAGTATGACCTGGTGATCCTGGATGAGGCCCATAACCTGACCGAACGTAACTCGGATTTCTTCCGCAACAACACGGTCAAGCGGGTTCTGGCCTTAACTGCTACTCCGCCTGATGCGAAAGGTAACGAGACGGAGAAAGGTAAAGCTATCCTGTTTAAACAGTTTAGGCTAAAGACTGATTTCCACTATACCCTGGAACAGGCGGTAGCTGATAAGCTGGTAGCACCTTACGAGATCCGGGTGATCGAATGTAACCTGGATGATTCCAGCAAGTACATTAAGGCAGGTACCCAGGCTAAGCCCTTTATGCAGACCGAACAGCAGCGATACACCTGGCTTAGTTCCATCATTCTACGGATGCAGATCAGTAATAATCCTGCCGTCCAGTGGAAATACCTGGAACGGATGCGGATCGTTCATAATTCTATAGCTAAGCAGGCTATAGCCCGGAAGATCATAGACAAGTATATCCAGGGGGACCGTGCCCTCGTCTTCTGTGGTTCTATTGCCCAGGCGGAAGCCTTATGCGGTAAGCAGGTATACCACTCCAAGACAAAGGATACTGCCTTAACCCAGTTCCAGAACCAGGAGATAGATTTGCTGGGTTGCGTAGAAGCATTGAATGAGGGAATTAATGTACCGAATGTGGATCAAGGCCTGATTGTACAGCTCTCCAGTTCTGTAAAGGACCTGGTACAGCGTATAGGCCGCCTGATCCGTAAGCGGCCAGGGCATAAAGCTGTTGTCTGGATTGTAGTTGCACTCAATACAGTGGATCAGAAGTGGTTTGAAAAGGCAATTGCAGACTTTGATAAGTCGGTGATTACGTATATCAACGCTAAAAATCTGTAGAAACACTTGCTAATATGGGTATTCTTAGTTATCTTCAAATCCCTTTAATTTCTAAAAAATGAGTAACTCAAAACTAACAGAAGCCTTAAAACTGCTCGTTTCGGAATACTATATCGTCTTTATAGACGGGCAGGCCCAGATCACCAATAAGTTCCAGCGGGAACTTGACCAGGTAAAACCAGAAGAGTTATATGAGGTTCCCAAGGTGGAACCAGAAGCTCCACTCCCCGTGGAGACTATCGTAAAAGAGGTCAAAAGAGAAGTAATCCCTTTACATTCCAAAACTAAGCAAGTCATTCTCACCCCGGGAGTGCAGCAGCCCCTGGCAGAGTTCATTCTACAGGCGGAAGTACCTCAGAAGATCAAGATGGACAACGGCAACTCATTCTGGGCAAACAAGTATAACAAGGAAGCTGATCTGGAACTCAGGCGTATTATAGCTGCCGGCTATGACCTGAAGATCCTGATTGGAGCGACCAAGCTGTACTATAAATCAGGAGCCTGCTGCGAAGCAGTTAGTAATTACATCCTGAGAGGGACCTGGCTCACTCATTATGAAGCACTAAGACAGTCCCTGGAAAATGGTACTGTAGAAACCCATATTACCAAATCCCTCGATAACTCTGAAGGGAAGCCCACTTATTATTCAAGATGACAGAAGAAAGCATACTTGCAGATCTGGAGAAAGTCACTTCAGACAGCTTTCTCCATGATGTAGCCCGGGGTATACGAGGTATAAACCAGGGTTTTGACAATGGTCTGGGGCGGGCAGGAGAATTCCTCTATGGGTTACAGCCATCTACTTATTACCTTATCGGAGCCGACAGCGGCGTGGGCAAGACCACATGGGCAGATGAGCACCAGGTGATCCAACCCTGGCTGAGTTCTAAACTCTCCACTTCAACCCGGAAAATCAAGTACGTTTATTTCTCCTGGGAGATCTCCAAGCCTCGCAAGAAGCTTCGGTTCGCTACCCGTTTCATGGCAGCTGAATGGGGTGTGCGCTTACCGGTAGCCTATATATTAGGTAAAGGTAAGTACCGCTGCAGTGCCTCTCATTGGGAACTCTGTAAGGCGATAGAACCACAGGTAGAGGAGATCTTTAATGATATCGAGATGATCGATGAACCTTGTAACAGCAGAACTGTGCTCAGGTTACTGACCAAGGTAGCAGAGACTTATGGTACGTTTACCAAAAGAACTACTATAGGCGCTGACGGGGAACAGCATGAAGAGATCACAGGGTACATTCCTCACGATCCTAACCTGGTGATCGAGGTTATCTTTGACCACCTGGGCCTGGCCGATGCTGACTCCGGGATGAGCCTGAAGCAGACAATGGACCGGATCTCTCAACAGGGGGTCTATTTCCGCAACCGTTGTGGCTGGAGCTTTACTTTTATCCAGCAGTTCAATAATAACCTGCAAAGTACGGAGAGGCGTAAGCTGGATAAGTCCAATATTATTCCTGTAAGAGGTGACTTTGGAGATTCCACCTATACTTTCAGGGATGCAGATGTGGTATGGGGACTGGTTTCTCCTGCCCAGTTCAGCTTCCAGGAGTTCCAGGGCTATAATGTAGAGAAGCTGGGACCGAGCTATATCCATGGCTTTCTGATGAAGAATCGGGATGGCCCGCCTAATATGAGCTATCCATTCTTTATGGATGCTGTAGCCCATCACTTCGAGGTATTGCCAAGCCTCAAGTTTGATCTGAATGGCAGAATTAACGATTATTTTGAACTGGCGAAGCAGTTTAGGGATGAGCTGGATAAAACAGACTTCTCTGATCAGGTGCCAATTAAACAATTAAGCGCATGAGTGCAATCCTTGTATTAGGGGAACCCGGAAGCGGGAAATCGCGGGCTATCAAGAACCTGGACCCCAAGAAAACAGTGATCATTAAGCCGAATAATAAGCCGTTACCATTCCCGGGATGGCAAAAGAACTATGGGCCAACCAATATGTTCATGATGCAGACCTTCGAAGGTGTGTATAACCTGATCATTGGCTGGGATCCAAAGGAAAAGAAGAAGACCGGGAAAGGGATCAATGATGCTCCGCAGATCACTACGGTGGTGATTGAGGACTTTACCCACTATATGACCAAGAAGGTAATTGATGATGCTAATATCACCGGCTACCAGAAGTGGACTGAGATGGGGGTAAAGGTATTTAATAACATCATCCAATTGGAAGCACTGGTAAGGCCTACCCTGGATATTATCCTGATCGGCCATGTTACTGCTACCCAGGATGCTGCTGGTAACGTAGAGATTGGCCTGCAAACTGCAGGTAAGCTTCTTGACCAGGTAGTCAAGATCCCGAGCTACTTTACCTATATCCTTCACACCGTGATTGACTATAGCAGCGGAGAGCAGCCTATTTATCAATTCCAAACTAACCGGGACGACCGGAGACTAGCCAAGACGCCTGAGAAGATGTTTCCCCTATTTATCGATAACGACTATGCTTTGGTTCTGGACAGGATCCACAAGTATAATGCAGGGGAGATAGATTTCGAGGCAGAAGAGGCCGCAAAAACAAAATAGCCTAAGTTTGCCCGGCTTGATAGGGTAGATGTAAATGATTCAATAACTTAAATTTCAAACTGATGAAAGGATTAGATTTCCTGAAGAAGGCAAGCTTAGCTGCCAATGAAGTTGTTAAACCTGCTACAGCCAGGACTACTACGGCTAAAGCCCGTACTCCTGAAACAGCAGATATCCGTGTATTCAAAGACGGATCCGTGTTCCCGTCTGTAGCCCTGATCAAGGAGTTTGATCTCCAGTATCGCGCTAAGGATGTAGAACCTAAAGGTAATGGCTTCGATGTGTTCAAGTCAACTGACTTCCCGAATACCCAGCACTGGTCGAAAGATAACTGTATTATCTTTATCGCTGCTGTAGATAAAGCAGAAGGTAAGCTGGACCTGTTTGGCCGTACTACTTATGATGAGACTGGTGCTGCTTCTGACGTACTGACCCAAGGTGCGACTACTTTTGGTAAGGTTCTGTTGGAGCACATCAAAGAAGTGTATGGGGAGGAGCCAAACGAACATGGCTTTATCGACCTGGTAATCGCCCGTGACAACAGCTTTAATACCGATAACGGGAAATATTACATCCCTAAAGTAGTGAGCCGTGGCGATAGCAAAGGTGAATCTACCGTAGTGACCAGGGAGAACCTGACCTTATTCCCTTTAATTCCGGTAAGCTGGGTTAATGAGGAAGAAGTTGCTTCAGAACCGGAGAAAGAGGCTGCACCTATTGCTCCTGAAGAAGATGATGCAACTACCCGTGGTTCTGTGACAGTAGCTCCCGGGGCTGCAAAATAAGCACACACATCAACCATCTATATAACCAGGATATCCCTTTCGGGGGATATCCTTATTCCGTAAACAGAAAATTATAAAAACCATGATAAAAGTAGGTGTTAATGAACCGGTATTTATTGAAAAAGCCGAGAAGAATGAAAAAGGTACGCTGGCTGTAACCTTCAAGGAAGCAGGTGGTGAGACTAAAAAGAAGCTTTCTTTACTGGAGCAGATGAATGAGAGTTCAGATGCTTCAGGTAGTTCTGCAGGTGCTACTACTTTCCTGATGTTTCCTCCAAGCAGGGAATATCAGAATGAGTTACAGGCTCCTGAGAAGTTATTATCTAACCTGATGAACTTCAAGAACCAGCTGCACCATATCCTGAAACGTTTCGTTACCTCTAACCAGATCCGCTGGGATGTGCTGAAAGGTATTGGAATGATCAAGACAGATGAGGATGTACTGAAAGCTGTTGAGGATGAAACCAAGTACAGCCAGATCTATGCTAATATCGTAGATCAGTTCCTGACTATGGGAGCCCAGTTTAAGATCACTGATCCTGCCAAATTATCCCGTTTGCTATTGGTTCGCCAGAGTAAGGAGAAACACTTTGGTCGCTTCCGTGACAAGTTCCTGGAAGAGCAACCATTCCTGGAGGATGTAATGATCCCTAAGGATAAATCCAAACTGTATATTAAAGCCGGCACTAAAGGTGCTACCACGCTGTTCGAGGCAGATGCTGATGGCTATGTGCCAAAGTTCACTGATTATGAGATCAGCAAAGGTCTGGATAATCCTATCCAGTCTGCTACTGCATCAGATGATTCTGCTCCTGCTCCTGAAGAAGTAGCAAAAGTAGAAGGTTTATTTGGCCAGCAACCTGAGGCTCCGGTGGATTTCTCAGCTCCTGCTGTGGAAGTTACCCCAGAACCAGAGAAAAGTGAAGAAGCTGCTCCGTTAGCTACCGATCTTTCACAATTTGCAGAACCGGAAGGAGAATAAGTATGGCCTCACTCGAAGATGCAGCCAGGAGATTCATCCTGAGTGATGAAGCCATCCTGGAACGGGTCAGCGAGTATACGTTATACTGCAAGTACTTAGGCTTCGAGCCAGAACTCAGGACTAAGTACAGGTCGAGAATACGGACAGGGAACTCTGATGAGTTCCCATCCTTCTCGATATTTGAGTCCCACTATTCCCATAGGGAGTATATGTGGAAGGACTCAGGAGGCAGAGGCTTATCAGGAGATATCTTCCAGCTTATCAAGAAACTGATGGGCTATCAGGGAGCTGATGCTTACCAGAAGGTACTGCAGAAAATTGACTTCGACTTTCAGCTAGGCTTTGGTTCTAAGGAACCGCCTAAGGAAAAGATCGTTAACTATGTAGCCCCTATTGCTGTTCCGGCTGAGATCAGGATCAAGTCCAGGCCTTTTAAACAGGTAGAACTGGATTACTGGTTACAGTTCGGAGTAGATCAGGAATTACTACAAAGGTTCAACACTAAAGCTGTAGAACTCTACTGGTTAAGAAAAGATCAGCCTGGAGGAAGTACTCCCCGGCACGGCTTATGCTTCGCCTATCAAATACTGAACCGTTATCAAATTTATCAACCTTTTGCACCACCGGATAAGAAGTTCCGCCAGAGCCTGACTGATAAAGACCTGCATGGGTTTCACCAGTTGGAGTATTCAGATAGGAAGCTGATCATTACCAAGGCCCGTAAGGATGTAATGTGCCTTACTGCCCATGGGTTTAATGCCGTAGCTCCCAGGTCGGAGAACACACCTATTGTACCGGAATATCTCAGGTACCTGGAAGGAAAGTATGACCAGATCTTTGTCCTGTTTGACAATGACGGGAAGCACCGGGCTGACTTCTATCCCTATGATCAGCGAGAGATCCCCCAGTCTACAGGCTGTAAAGATCCAGCTGAGTTCCGGGCCAGGTATGGAGCAAGAGAATTTATTAATCTTATACAAACACTGACAACATGAAGTTTCATGAGAAATTTATAGAAATTACTACGGGTAGATTTGAGAAGGATTATTGTTTGTTAAAGTTAGCTGAGGAATGCTCAGAACTATCTGTAGCTATCACTCAACTCTTTACCAAAGGTCTAGATCCAGAACTCTATAATGAGTTTCTGGCGGAGATAGCTGATGTAGAGATGATGCTGACCCGTGTGAAGCAGAAACTACAAATATCTGACTTAGTTCTAGATAGTATAAAGGAGATAAAGTGTGAGAAAGTTCAAGGCTATATCGAAACTATACCAAATTTTGGGAGGCTACAGAGATGATTATCGGGCTATCAGGCTATATAGGTGTCGGAAAAGACACGGTAGCCAAGATGATACAATATCACATGCTGGGTAGAACTGATCCTGATGGTTACAGGAATAACAGCTCCAGAGATTACTCTGGTTCTGGATGGCATATTAAGAAGTTCGCCTACAAGCTAAAGCAGATGGTTTCTCTACTCACTGGCATTCCAGTTGAAGACTTGGAGAAGCAAGAAGTGAAGAGTAGAGAACTTGGGCCTGAGTGGAACTGGTACGATTATGCTATTCATACTGGAAGCTATAAGTCTCCAGGTACTCCCAGAGATAGAACCGGAGAAAGAAACCGACTTTCATTAGGATCTTATGAAAGAGCCAGTTTAGAAGAGAGGGAATACCATGATATGCAAGTACATGCTATGACTGTCCGAGAACTCCTCCAGAAGCTGGGTACAGATGCAGTCCGGGATAAGGTACATCCTAACGCATGGGTAAATGCCCTGATGTCAGAATATACTCCTAGAGTATCTGGAAGAACTGTACTAGTAGATTTCTCTAATGATGGCCCAGTACAAGAGGTGACTACACCTATATATGGTGAGTATCCTAATTGGATCATTTCAGACTGTAGATTTGGTAATGAGGCTCAGGCTATTAAGGATAGAGGTGGAGTAGTGTGGAGAGTAGATAGGGATATTATCCATCAAGGAGAGGTACCTAGAAGTCTTCACTCTTCTGAGACGAGCTTGGATAATTGGAAGTTCGATTACCAAATACAGAATGATGGTAGTCTAGAAGAGCTTCTCTCTAAGGTTCTGGAAGCACTCAAGGAAGATAACTTATTAAAAACTTAAACTATGACGGACGTCAAGATAATTTGCGATAGCAAAAATGAATTTGGGCAGCGTTGCATCTCAGCAATCTGCACCTTCCCTCGCTATTTATTAGCCGAGATCAACACTCACAGGATGCTCTCCAGGAACTCAGCTTCTAGTAGAGCTATCCGGTTCGAGAGGATGGTAGAGTCGGTTCAGAAGAACCCATTTATACCTAAAAAGTGGCAAAGAGACCATACCGGAATGCAGGGAACTGAGTATTTTACTCAGGAAGAAATTAATATAAAGAACTTAGTTCATCATTGGCTATCTGCTAGAGATAATGCCATAGCTGAGGCTACTAGGCTTAATAAATTAGGAGTAACTAAGCAACTTTGTAATCGATATTTAGAGCCTTTTATGTACCACACAGCTCTTATCACAGCTACAGAACTGGAGAATTTCTTTGCTCTCCGGGCTGAGGATATGGCCGAGGTACATCTACAGGAGCTGGCTTATAAGTATTTGGATGCCTGTAATGCCTCAGAGCCGAAGCTACTGAAAGCTGGAGAATGGCATATACCATTTGGGGATCAATTTGACAATGAACAGTTAATTTCTATAGCTCATTATCAATTGACAAAGTTTAAGCCTGACTTCGCTCCCTCTGTACATGATCTTCAGCCAGTACTTGATGATCTTCAGGTTAAGCTCGCTACAGTTCGTTGTGCCCGTATCTCCTACGTTACTCCAGGTTCTGAACAGAAGATCAACTATACAGCTGACCTAGAACTACATGATAGGTTGGCTTCCTCAGGTCACTGGTCAGCATTTGAGCATTGTACTAGAGCTATGTCTCAAACAGATTTTGAAGGATCAGAAACCAGATTTAATTTTAATACTCAACAAATGGAGCTCGGCTGGTATGGTAACTTCCGGGGGTTTATCCAGTACCGGAAGATGTTCGAGAATGAAAACCGAAGAGATCCACGACTATTAAAGAAGTAAAGCTATGGCAGAATTAACTAAGCTAAAATGGGAAAAGATATTCTCTGAACACTCTAATTATCTTAATAGAGCTGCAGTATTCGGTGGTTGGTTAGTTATGTCTACTGATGATGTGATAGAATACCAGGGAGATCAATCTCATAAAACTGGACAAGAAGGCTATCAGTGGAGAACCTCAATTTGTTTTATACCAGATCCCAGTCACAGCTGGGACTTAACTAAAGACTATGGCAATACTTGAACAACCAAAAACAGAAGGGGAATCAGGCTTCAAGAAGAAGTTTGAGGAAGGTACTGAGGCTATCCTGTTCGATTTTATTCAGGGTACCCAGTATCAATACCCGATACCATCAGCTATCCGGGAACTTGTCTCCAATTGCAGGGATAGTATTAATGAGAAGCAACGCTTCTTCCTGATCAACTCAGGTAAGGCCAAAGTGGAAGATTTCTATATTGACCGGGACGGAGAGCTATTCAAGGATAGCAAGTATGATCCATCCTACTATAACGAGAAGTGGCTTAGCAAGACCAGGAACGAGATCCAGCTAATCTACAAGGTAAATAATAATGCCCAGCGGGATACTTTCCATATCATTGACACCGGTGTAGGTCTGGGAGGCCTGAGATTAGAAAAGCACTTTAATCCACTCTACTCTACCAAGCGGAATTCCAAGGATGACTTGGGTAAGTTTGGAGTAGGGAGCAAAGCTGGGCTGGCACTGGATATTCCATACTATGGCCTGATTACCCGGTATAACGGAATGGAGTTTCACTTCAATGTCTATGGTTACAAGGTGGACTCTATCGTTCCCAGGTTTAACTTGACTACCGGAGAGGAAAACCCTTTCTATGAGATGGTTACCCAGGAGAATCTGAAGGTCCATTATTATCCTACCGCAGAACCAAATGGAGTAGAGGTGATCTTGCAAGCCAAGAAAGGACTGAAGAAGGACTTCATTGAAGCTGTAAAGAGTCAGCTGCTCTACCTGGATGGGATCAAATTCGAGATCCATGAAGATAGCCAGGTTCTGGAACAGGAAGTAAAGGCTAAGATCGAGTATGAAGATGATATCTTTGTGATGCCAACCAAGGAGAGTACTTACTATTCCAAGCCACATCTGATCCTGAATGGGATCTGTTATGGGTATGTAAATTTTCTGATGCTGGAAGAAGAAGAGCGGGTGGGTAATATCGGGATGAAGATCAATCCATCCCTGGTAGATATCACTATGAACCGGGAGTCTGTGAGATGGACTGAGAAGACCAGGGAAGCTATCCATTCCACTTTTAAAGAAGGGGAGCATATAGCTGAGAAACTACTGAATGCTGCCCTGGTATCTGATGACTTGATCGACTGGGCACTTAAATCAGCTACTGCCGTAGGCGGGATGGATAAAGGTTCAGTAATCGGCAGGTTCAGTAATATCGTAGAACTGAAGTCTATCAAGCCAAAGTTCAAGCCACTGCCTAAGATTAAGTTCTCCCAGAACCCAAGTGAGCTGTTTACGGGGTACGACGTGGTAGAGGTGACTAAGACTGTCAAGTATTCCAAGGCTAAGGGAGTGAATATTAATTCCCTATCCAGGAACATGGTACATAACTGGGGACAGGTTAATGGTAAGCAGATCTTCTACCAGGAAGGGGATACTCATTTCCGTCAGGAGATGTTTATGCTCACGATCTACCCTCATGGCTTTATCAAGGTTATCCCTAAAGGAAGAGCCGTATTCAAGGATCCGGAGAAGCTAAGCAAAGAAGAGCTGGAACTGGTAGAAATGAGCTATGATGAATGGAAGAAGCTTGACCAGGAAGGCAGAGATAAGGCATTCGATCTGCAGTTTAAGAAGTTCAAACAGGACCAGGAATTAGTAGATCAGCTTCTTCGGGATAGCAAGTTCACTGAGTTCTATGAGAGTATCGTAGTGCCAGAAGACTTCCGTGCTAACGAAAAAGAAGAAGACGAGGATACGGAGGCTGCAATTGAAGAGGTGAAGTCTAATCTGACTCCTGCTGAGCTAAGAGCACTGGAGAACCGGATGGTCGCTACTGGGTTTTATGGAGATCCATGGAACTATAGAGGAGCACCGGCTTATCGTAGGAAGAGAGAACCTAAGATCAAAGAAGTTCTTCAGGATAAAGGGCTAATTATTTATGGCTTCCAGGAGGATGAAGCAAATTTAAGCCTGGCTGGTGAATTACTAGGAGAGCTCATACAGAATCATCCAGATGGTGGTAAGTATATCTCCGAAGATTCTCTCTGGAATGATGACCTGAAGATCATGCTGGTTTCCCAGTCCAATGCCAAGTATCTGAAGCCTCACCTGTTTATCGATGATTTCTTCATGAGTTTTAACCCTGAAACAAAGACTATATCTATGCACAACAAATTAGTAAAATGGCAGACTGCCCGAAAGATCCAGCAGCGCCTCTCTTCACTCCAGTTCTTGAAGAACTTCGGAATATTTGACCCGATAGCCAGTAATACCTGGCAAGAACTGGTTGAGTATGTCCGGGTAAACTATAAAGACCTGAAGGGGGAAATGGCCAACCATAAGGATGGTAGCGGGACAGAGCTGATCCAGAACCTGGAGCTATTTGCAGATAAAGTAACTGAGCTTCAGCTATTCGTTACCAAGAACCCTGGTAACTTACAGGCTATTGCAGCTAAGAGTAAGGCCCTGTTCGAGACCAATGAGGAAAACTCTTTCGAGGATGCCTTAGGTGTGGAACTGGAGATCTATGAAAAACTACAAATGCTCCTGGAAGTTACTGAACATGTCCAGCCATTACTAAACCAGGTGAATTGCCTGGTAGAAAAGCGTGAAATAACCCATGCTGTGGAACAGGAAATACGTGAGTACCTGGACCTTAAAGGTTATATTTGTATACCAGCTCAGCAGCCAGTGCCTCAGGTAGCTGATCCTGGAGTAATAATTGAGGCGTAACCCTTTAAATCAAAATGATGATTACAGTAAATCGCATTGACAATGCAATCACCGGCTCTGTAAACGGTAAGAGCTTTGGAGTGAACTACTCTGAGGAGAAGTACAAGGAGATGAAGCGTCTGGAAGTAGAAGCTAACCAGGCTGTCTCCATGACTGCTCTTCAGGCTATAGTAGACCAGTTCCTGTTACTTACCGAAGAAGGCTATAAGGACATAGTGGAAACAGCCTGTCCTAACCTGGTAGTTAACGAGGCTACCGGGAAGTTCTACCTGAAAACTACTGATGGGGTAACGATCTCTTCTCGTCCTGTACCACAACCCTTGGTTGACCGTATCCTGACCTCGGTAGAGAAAGGGATAGACTTCCTTCCAATCGTTAAGTTCTGGACCCGTTTCCTGCGTAATCCGCATTATTCAGATGCCAAAGCACGGCGCTTGGCCAACTATGTCAATAAGACTACTATTGACTGGGGTCTGAAAGCCGAGTTGGAAACCAAGAAAGGTGTAACTTCAGAAGTAGCTATACAACGAGCTACCGTATTCCAGACCCCGATCACGATGGAGGGATTACTTTGTACCTATAAAGTATCTAAGGAACTCCTGAAGAAGTTTGATAAGGAAACCGGTAAAGAGGCAGACCGTTATGGCGCCGGCTTCGATGAGGATACTGGTGAAAAGCTTCCTGCAGCTTTGCCTGAGCATGTAGAGGACCGTATCTTCTATCCTGCAGTACAAGGTTTGAATGGTGGAGATCCATTCTACTGCTATGAGCTAACCAAGCTAAAGAAGGGCGAGGAACTAAAGAAAGGTGAACTGAAGCACTTTATCAAAGTTGGCCGGGTAATAGAACTGGAGAAATGGGAGCAGGTGAATACCGACGACCGTATCTCTTGTGTACCGGGACTCCATGCAGGTAACAGAGATTATGTTAAAGGTTATCAAACTGCAGGTACTGTTACTCATAATATCTTTATTGACCCCTCTGACATAGGTGCCATTACTGATGATGGTTCAGGTGCCCTGCGTGTACGCAGGTACTATGTGCATAGTTCAAATGCTGGTATTAACCGCAGTATCTACCATTCCAGTCACTTCTCTTCAATGACTGATGCTGAATGGACAGAGTTCCGTAAGGCAGCTATTGAAGCAGCCGAGGAGAAAGCCAAAGAAGCTCAATCACTGGTTGAAGAGCAGAATGCGCTGTAACTGATTATCTACCAAAAGAGTATCTCCGAGAAGGGATACTCTTTTTATATTTGGACTATGGACAGATTAAAAAATACACCAGAGTTAAAGCCCAATAAGCCAGCAAGCAAAACTAACGGAGTAAGAAATCGAGTAGCAGGTCATAGTTTTGAACGGGAAGTAGTAAAGATCCTTAAGGATATAGGCTTTGCCTTCGCAGCTACCTCCAGGGCAGAGAGCCGGTCAAGGGATGGAAAGAAGGTAGATATTATGAACTCCGAGGAGCATAAGAATGGCAGGTTGCCTTATAACTTTCAGTGCAAGAACCTGACAGCCAAGACCAAGCTGGAGTACTACAAACTACTGGACGAAATGCCCTCTGGTTCTGAAATCAATATCGTACTCCATAACCGGACAGTAAAGACGGCAGGTAACCGGTTCCTGACTAAGGGACAGTATGCAGTAATGAAGATGGAAGATCTCTTCAGGATGATACAGCAGATCCAGAACCTGAAGAAGGGATTTGAGCTGCTAAACAACTATTTCGATTCCCTGCCTGAGGAGGATAAAGCTAAGGTGGCACAACAATTAACAGCATTAGGATTATGACAGATATCAAACATATCCCCTTCAATGAGGGGCACTTTTTAGGCACCAGAACAGCTATCATTGATGGAGATGGGATTGCCTATGCCATTGGCTGGAACCATAAGGACGACTTCCTGAATGAGCCGGTACTGCGAGAAGTAGATCAGTTCATGCATGACACGCTCCAGGGGGTCGGAGCCAGACATTACGTAGGAATACTAAGCCCTGCTCCCAGGATAGAAAGAGATATATGGGCAGAAGGCCCTGACGCTTATGATCTGGAGCCAGAGGAGTATAAGTACCATGACCTCGCTAAGCCAAACTTCCGGATTGCTATTGCAGTATCCAGGCCTTATAAAGGGCAGCGAAAGGAAAAGCCGGAGTGGTACGAGCGGTTATGCCCGATTATCGAGCAGTACCTGATGGATGCCTGGGGATTTATCCGGACACCGGAAGGGTATGAAGCGGATGATCTCTGTGCGACGATGGCAACTCATATCCAGAACCGGATTATAGTGCATACGGATAAGGATCTGAAGCAGATCCCCGGAGATCACTTTAATCCTAAGACCAAGATGCTCTATACCATGTCTCAGCACCAAGCTTGGGCATTCTTATACAAACAGATTATCGAAGGTGATAGCACAGACAACGTGGAAGGTATTCCCGGATTTGGGCCTGTAGCTGCAGCTAAGGAGATTGATCCTATTCTGCCAGGGTCCTGGGAACGTAGTTTTATGCTCCGCTGTATGGCTGCTTATGCCCAGGCCTATGAAAAGCATGGCATGACCACCGCTATCTCCAAGTTCTGGGAGAATTACCAGCTCTGTAAACTCGTTACTGACTTATCACTGGATGAGGTCGATGAAGATGCTATCCGGGGCTACGATCTGGAAGCTTATGCAGATTACAATAAAGCAGCCGACCAGGCTCCTGAGGATGTCCCTGACTTCTCGGTATAATTCTTGTCTCCTACTAAATTACAAGGTATGGAGAAACAACAATTCCACTTACGCAGCGTCTCTGATAAGGAGAACTATGCAAACTACCTTATCTTACCCCTGCTGGGGCTGAGCAGGTTTAGTTATGGAGACAAGGATAACCTGGTCAATGCCTATGTTACTGTCAATGGAAAAATAGCGGTAGTAGTTCAGAATAGGGACTTCGGAATAGATTACTGGAAACATCCCAACTACCTCACCGATCTGGATGCAGGGGAAGGGACTTGTATCCTGTATAATTGCCCGGCCCGGTTCCAGGACGATATCGCATTATTCCTTGATAGTAAGTTTTCAAGAATGTCAGATGAAGCTAAACAGTTGATATACCAGTTCTCTGGTTTGCACAGGAATTTCCCAAGGAAAGACAAGACTTTCTTTACATCCAGGTTAGTCCTGGTACTTGAACGGGATGAACAGCTGAGAGAGCAGCTCAACGAAGTTCTGGGAGAGAAGCTTGGTCCTGAGGATGAACTGGAGCCTAAGCTAAGAGAGCAGGATATCCTGTTAAATGTAGACTCCGACATTAGTTTTATTGCTGAGAGTAAGGGTTAACTACCCTTACTCTTTTTAAAGAAAGGAGTATAATGTATCAGTTAGAAAACGAGTTAGTAGCCTTCGAGAGAGTTGATTGTGCTAATTGTGGAGTACCATTTATGATCTATAAGCCTCAGCTTAATAAGCTTCGAGAGACCAAAGATACTTTTTACTGCCCTAACGGCCATGCACAAAGCTATAGGAAATCTACTCTACAGATTAAGATTGAAGAGATTAAGAAAGAATTAGATACTACTAAGAAGCGACTTGATAATGAGATATCCTGGGCTACGCAGCTTCAGTATGAGAATAGAGAACTTAAAAAAGTTCTATGCCCCTACTGTGGTAAGAAGTTATTAGGATTACCAGCTCATCTTAAGAGAAAACATAAAGAAGAAACTGCACATGGCAATACCTAAGAGAAAAGATGGTAACCAGTTCGAAGTGTATGCTGTGGGGTTTGATCGGGATTCAAGAGAAAGGATGGGGTTGATACTAGAACTCAGGTATGGGCAGGGACTAAGCCCAACCCAGATCATAAAGTTATATGGGGTATCTAAGGTTACCCTGTTCAGGGCCTTAAGAATGTATGCGCCAAAGAAGGGCAAACGGGATATCAGTATATCAATTATGTCTGCTGTATAACAAAGAAGCCAGGCTTTTATACCTGGCTTCATTTGCCCTTTAAATTTCCTAATGATGTGTGTGAATGCTAATATACATCATTCTAATAATATCAGCAAATTTCATGCCTATTTTTTGCAAGGGGAGACTAGATACGGATAGCTCCAACGAAGTGAGGATCGGATATTCTGCGCTGTCTACGGAAGACACCGATACCATCTGCTGAGCCGTCATCATTGGTATTGCCCTCTATGGTATGGATCAGATCCTGTTCGGGCCAGGCCCCTGTTATAAAGAAGGTATGGCCGTGCCCGCTACCCAGATCCAGGATACCAATATCTCCAGCCTGTATGGAATGTTTCTCGATATGCTGGCCTCTGCCTGAGTTCCATTCTTCCAGTACGCCGCCAGTCTGCTCCAGTGGGTTGGGAATTCCAGCCGCGAGTGCTGCTTGTTTCACACACCAGTATACAAATGCCATACACCAGGAGTAGCCTTTACCCAGGCCTACTGATGCTAAATAACCTTCAACTGCAGTACCATCGTTATGGCCTGTTGCTTCCCGTACACCTACTTGGGTGCCGGCAATATTCATTGCTGCTCTACCTATCATAATCCAAAGAATTTACGAAATTTCCAAAATAAACCACCCAGAATAAGGAGCCCGGCCAGGATGATCAGGACCCATTTCCAGGGGAAATTGGCTGCCACTGTACTATCCGACTTAATCTGTTTAGAGCTGGTATCCCTGACAAGATAGGTATGCCCAGAGTCCAGAACTGTAGTGTGGGATTGCTGGGTACTGGTGGAATCCCTGCCCACTCGCTGCTGCTCGTTCTTCTCTCTGGTTCTGGAAGAATGATCCACCTTATGGGTAGTGATCGATTTGATCTTACCAGAGACAGATCCATTCTTGTCAATAACTACTGTACTCCCTGAGTCCGGGATGATCGTGGTAGTCGTTTCAGAACTATCTTTATCTACTGTTTTTATAGTAACCGACTTCTTAGAAGTATCAATAGTGTGGACAGTCTTTGCTCCGCTGGAGTCCTTCACTATGGTTCTGGAGGAATCTTTGACCAGGTGAGAGGAAGTTTTTGCCACCTGCCTTACTTTGCAGCTAAAACAGAATAGAGCCAGTATAATGATCAGGTACGTTCTCATGGCTGTGGGTTTACAGGTGGTGCGTTTTCTGCAGGAACGCCGTCTGTGGCCGGCTTTACTTCTATAGGCTCGGAGGTCTTATTCTCAATGCTCTCTCCTGGCTGTATGATAATC